ATGGTCATGTATGGCTAATGATGGATAAGCCTAAGTCTACAGCGGGAACAAAAGCAGAAGAGCTAGAGCAAGAAATTAGACCTTATGTAACGATGTTCACTCCTGAGAATGTTCTTGACTGGAACTACGCTCGCACCCCCAGCGGTCGCTTTGAGCTTGACTATCTAAAGGTCAGAGAAAGCGTTATCCGTGTTGATGAGACCACCACAGAGACGTACTACCGCGTTTGGTACAAAGACCGAGTAGAGCAATGGCACTCAGTTAATGACCTAGATAAGATGATTGAAGTGGATGACAACGTACTGGGTCGCATCCCTGCGGTGTTCTTACCTGCGCAAAGATCGATAACCAGAGGCATAGGGCTGAGTGACATATCAGATGCGTCCTATATGCAAAGAGCTATCTATCAGGAGCTATCAGAGATCGAGCAGCTAATCCGTATTTCTAACCACCCGACACTGGTTAAATCATATGGAACAGATGCTAGTGCAGGTGCTGGTGCGATCATTAATCTGCCCGATGATATGGACGCACAGTTAAAACCTTACCAGTTACAGCCTAGCGGTCAGAACCTAGACGCTGTTCGTGCATCGATAACCGATAAGGTGGAGTCAATCAATCGCATGAGTCATATGGGTGCTGTACGCGGGACTGATGCTCAAGTAATGTCTGGCGTGGCTATGCAGACCGAGTTCCAAATGTTGAATGCTAAGTTATCAGAAAAGGCTGACTTGCTGGAGCTTGCCGAAGAGCAGCTTTGGGTGTTGTTCTGTGATTGGCAGGATGTCACGCCAGATGTGGAGATATTCTACCCAGACGCATTTGACCTGCGTGACTACGATAAAGAGCTACTATTCTTGCAGCAGATGCGTTCTACAGGCGTTAAGTCAGTAACCCTAATGCAAGAGATAGATAAGAAGATCAGTGATCTAATCCTAGATGATGAGGCATTAGCCCAGTCGCACGTTGAAATTGAAAGCGGATCGCAAGTATTAGGTCAGTTTGCAGAGCAGGATGTTGCTGAGTAATGCCAGCGGATACGGCTTATTCTGAAGCATTAGAGAAGTTAGCCGATAGCCATCAAGAAAGGCTACAGGCGGCTTTAGTGACGTTAGAAGAGAAGGTTGCTGATCTTATGGCAACTGCGCCTCTACAGGATGGTAATCTGTTCGATTTAGAATGGGCTATATCTGCGCGTAACGAGATTAGGTTGGCAATTGATGAAACGTACCTAGCCACTGTTGATGCGATGATAAGGGACTACAATGGCGTAGCGGCTGAAGCGGCTGTGATGCTAAAGACATACGGGGACTTTACAAAAGCAAGCCCTGCGGTCATTAGCCAACTACAGCGGTTATCCTTTCAAGGATTCGAGGTGATTGCTAATGAGTACCTTGATGTCATAGCGACTGAGGTTTATCAGAATACCCTTACGGGCAGAGCGTTTGCTGATTCGGTAAAGACCATTCGCCATGCGGTAAATGGCGTATACATTCAATCTGACGACTTAGAGGCACAGCGGTTAGTTGATATAGCAAGAACAGGCAATGCGGCAGAGAGTGCAGCCGCAGTTGAAAAGCTACATACCTTATATGCTAGGGATAGGGTTGGTAATAACCTTAGACGCTACAGCACTCAGATGGCTCAGGATAGCTTGATGCAGTTTGATGCTTCTATTAACACCGCTATAGGTAAAGAGTCAGGTGCAACCAAGTGGAAGTATTACGGCACAACGGTTAGAGATACAAGGCCGTTTTGTAGGGAATATGTTAATCAGGTGTTTACCACTGAACAGATAGAGAGAACATGGGCGGGTAGTTGGAAAGGCAAGGCATCTGGCGATCCGTTTATTGTAAGGGGCGGCTATAACTGTCGTCATCATTTTAGACCAATACTAGAGGACTAAATCATGCCAAAAGGTAAAGGTACATACGGTAGTAACGTTGGGCGACCAAAAAAGAAGAAGAAACCAAAAAAGTAAATTTATGCTAGACTAACGATTCACCAATACTCTTTAAGAGGCACGCGACATGAGCGATGAAATCATGGAAACAGAAGCAGAGACTGAAACTGCGGCAGTAGAAACTCAGGAAAGCAAGACCTTTACTCAGGATGAACTAGACCGCATTGTTGCGGATCGTGTTGCTAGAGAGCAGCGCAAGTTCGACAAACGACTATCTGGCGTTGACCTTGATGAAGCTAAAGACCTGTTGGCAAAAAAAGAAGCCGCAGAGTTGGAGCGACAGAAAGAGCGCGGGGAGTTCGATAAAGTCCTGAAGCAAACGGTCGAGAAGAAAGACATGGAGATACAGAGTTACAAAAGCAAGTTGCAACAGACGCTAGTAGATGGAGCGATTCTGGGTGCAGCTTCTAACAGTAATGCTGTTAATCCGACTCAAGTCTCTCAGCTACTAAAAGACCAGACCAGACTGTCAGATGACGGAACGGTCGAGGTGCTAGACGCTAACGGAGTACCGCGATACAATGACAGCGGTGATTTGTTATCAGTCAACGAGATGGTAGCAGAGTTCTTGACAGTAAACCCGCACATGGTCAAAGCGTCACAAGGTGGCACAGGATCGATGGGTAACGCTGGTGGCTCTACGCAGAAGCCTCAATCTGTGGCAGATATGGTTGCAAACTGGGAAAATGGTGGCAAAGAAGCATTTGCTGCTATGAAGAAAAAGTAACCACCAAACCACAATTTAATTTTATTTAGAGGCATTTATCATGGCTGCAACAACTTCAACAACACTTGACGATCTGTTTGTTAATATCGTAGCTCAGGCGCGTTTTACCGCAGAAGAGCAATCACTTATGCTGGGTCTTGTTACTCAGTACAACATCCAAGCCCAAGCTGGCAAGACTATTCAGGTTCCTAAGTACCCAGCAATCGCTGCTGCCAACTTAACTGAAGGCACTGACATGACCAGCACCACTGTATCTACTAGCTCAGTTTCTGTAACTGTTGGCGAAGTAGGCGCACAGGTTCTGCTGACTGACATGGCTACCTACGGTGACGGAAACCCTGCTGTTGAGTTAGGTACTGTTCTGGGTAACGCTATCGCTACCAAGATTGACACTGACCTAATCGCTTTGTTTGACGGCTTCTCAGGTTCTATCGGTACTGCTGGTGCAGAGATTACTGTTGCTGACCTGTTTAAGGCTGCTGCAACTCTACGCGCTAACAAGATTACTGGCACTATCAATGCTGTAGTACATCCTTTCCAAGCGTATCAGTTGAAAGCTAACCTAACTAACACCTTTGCTAACCCCAACGGTGGCGACTTGCAGAACGAAGCAATGCGTAACGGTTATGTAGGTACTATCGCTGGCATAAATGTATATGAATCTGCCAACATCACTGTTGACGGCAATGACGATGCTAAGGGTGCTGTATTTGCTCCTGAAGCTCTGATGATCGCTATGAAGCGTGACTTCAACATTGCGCCTCAGCGTGATGAGTCTCTGCGTGCATTCGAGCTGAACGCTACTGCTGTATATGGCGTAGCCGAGCTTGACGATGCATTCGGTGTTGAGATTCTGTCTGACGCTGCACTGTAAGACTAACTGTAAGACTAATCGCCCCCTTTTCGGAGGGGGCTTTTATTAGAGGTTTATATGGCTTATTCAAGCGATGCAGATTTATTAAAGCTGATTCCCGATATTCTTGATTTTGGTATCGAGACTTTTGTTGCGGAACATCCAAAAGCAAAGCTGGATATTGAGCGAGAGCTTAGGATCAAATGGTGGCCTAGAAAAGGCATATCTGGTGAGATGGATAACAGCAAGCTAACTAGCTCACAGTTTACTATGACTAGCGCATACTTGGTGCTATATAGATACGTCTTGCCGCAGTTAACTAACTGGGTAGATGGTGACCGATTCGGAAACATGATCGACTTTTACAAAGCTCGATATGGCGAAGAGTTGGAAGCTGTATTGGCAGATGGTGTTGATTATGATGAAGACGGTGATGGCACTGTTGACTACGATGAGAAGCAACCTGTCGGACAGCGGTTAGATAGATAATGCAGGTTAAGATTGATACCAATGCAAAGGCTGTTGCAAAGCGTATTGGCAAAAAAGGCAAAGCACTATCAGCAAGTGTTAAAAAAGCACTGTCGATTACTGCTCAGGCTGGTATTAATATTATTGAAGCCAGAACCAGTAAAGGCGTTGGCTTTAAGGGCGGGAAGTTTAAGAAGTATACGCCCGTATATGCTGCATTTAGGGCTAGTAGAGGCAGAAGCACAAACCCAGACCTACAGTTTACAGGTCAGATGTTAAGCTCGATGACATCAAGGGCAAGCAGCACTAAAGCTGAGATATTCTTTACTAGAGCCACTGAATCTAAAAAGGCTGCAATGAACAATAAGACTAGACCGTTTTTTGGGTTTAGCGATAGAGAAGAAAAGCAACTTGGCGAAGTATTCTTCAGGGCATTGAAATGAGCGTTAGAGAGAACATTGCAAACAACTTGGTGGCTACGCTTCAGGCAGTTAAAACGCCAGTAGATATTAAGTATGTAACAAGAGAGCCGTTTGATTTTACTAAGTTATCAAGCGCACAATTTCCTGCTATCCTTGTTCGAAGTGCAGACGAGGATAGAGAAGATAGTAGCATCGGTGGGTCAATTACTCAGCGAATGGCTACAATCAATTATGAGTTCATTTGCTACGTTAAAGGGTCTGTGATTGATTCAGCCCGAAACAACATTATCGAAGCAATTGAAGAAGGTCTTGACGTTGATCGTTTGCGTGGGGGCTATGCCCTTGATACGCAGATAACCAGAGTCGAGATTGATGAAGGTTCTATTGACCCCATTGGTGGGGTTATTATTACAGTTCGCGTTATGTATCAGTACACTCGCGGCACAACTTAACTTAAATTAGAGGTAATTATCATGGCGACTAAAACAGGCGCATCTGGTGTAGTAAAAATCGCGGCATCTGGCGGCTCTGTGGCCGTTGTGGGTGAGGTTCGTTCTTTCACGTTTGATGGTTCAGCAGATACCATTGAAGATAGTGTAATGGGCGATACCGCACGATCTTATAAAGAAGGTCTAAAGACCAATACAGTAACTATCGAGTGCTACTGGGATGAGGCTGACGCACAGCAGCTTATCCTTGACGAACGCGCTGCGGTAGATTTTGAGATTTATCCAACAGGTACTGGCACTGGCGAATCTTATTTCTCTGGTGGCGGCATTGTAACTTCTCGTTCAATCACTGGTTCTTTCGACGGCATGGTAGAAGCCAGCTTCTCCATCCAGTGCAGCGGAGCAGTAACTGAAGCAACAGCATAAGGGGATTAAACCATGGGATTAGCTAAAGAGTTACGCAGCAGAAGAAAGGTTGAGGCGCGAGAAGTACAGGTGCCAGAATGGGGTGACGAATCTGGAGCGTTTAAATTGTATTGCAGAAGCATTACCTGCTATGACTTAGACCAGTTGCAGAAGAAGCACCCCAACTTCCTAAACAACACCACAGTTGGCGCGATGGTGGATTTGATCGTTATGAAGGCAGAAGACGAGGGCGGCAACAAGCTCTTTACTTCTGCTGAGGATCGCATTGATTTGATGGGCGAAGAAACTAACGTAATTAGTGAAATCGCTAATCAGATGTTTGCACAGATCGAGTCAGTAGAGGCGGCTGAGGGAAACTGAGAAGCGATCAGTCGAGGATGAATCTGCTTTCCTTGGCTGACCGCCTTCACATGAGCATAGAAGAAGCAGAGCAAATGCCTGTCAGTCACTTTAACGAGTGGTTGGCCTACTTCCAGATAATGAGCGAGAACAATGGCTGAAAATGTAAACATCACGATTAGGGCATTTGATAAAACCAAGAAAGGTTTTGGTTCTGCTGCTAATGGATTGAAGGCAATAGCTGGCTCTGTGTTTAGCCTAAGAACTGCACTGGTTGGCGTTGCTGGTGCTGCTGGTTTTGGTTTGTTAGTTAGATCATCCCTAAACGCTACAGACTCCCTAGCAAAGACCGCTGCAAAAATAGGCACAACAACTGAGGCTTTGGGCGCATTAAGATATGCGGCTGACCTTACTGGCGTGGCTACTCAAACGATGGATATGGCCCTGCAAAGGTTTACCCGTAGAACTGCCGAAGCAGCGCAGGGCATGGGTGAGGCTAAAGGCGCAATTAAGGAACTGGGTATAAATGCCCAAGAACTAAACAGAATGCCGCTTGATGAACGCATGATTGTTTTGGCTGATGCGTTCCAAGATGTTAAATCAGAATCAGACCGACTGCGTTTAGCGTTTAAGCTGTTTGACTCCGAGGGTGCAGCCCTTGTAAATACCTTGTCTCAGGGAAGCGATGGTCTGAAAGAAATGCTAGGTGAAGCGAAAGTGCTTGGCCTTACCATGTCTAGCACTGCCGCTAAAGGTGTCGAAGATACAGTTGACTCTCTGACTAAGCTCAAGAGCTTGTTTAAAGGCGTTACTGATCAAACGGTAGCAGCCTTTGCCCCTGCTATAGAAATGATGGTAGAAAGATTCACGGGCTTCCTACAGCGATCTATAGAGGCTAAGGGCGGGATTGAGGCATTTGCTAGATCATTGGCGATTGACCTGCTTAAAGGAATTAAACTAGCAGTTGTCGGGTTTCAAGAGTTAGCCAACGGATTTATAAGAGTCTACAAAGGCTCCATAGAACTAAAAAATCAGCTAAAAGACACGTTTAATGTTGGGCTGCAAAGCAGTAAAGAATACAGAGCCGATCTTGATAAGCTAGATAAGCAAATTGAAGGCGTTAAAAATACTACCAATATGTCTGTCGATGCTCAGTTAGCCGCAACAGATAAGTTGATGGAGAGGCGCAAAAAGTTACTTGAACTTTACCATGAGGCTCAGGATGCAGAAGCAGCTGCCGACATTAGTGAAGTTGATTTTCTTTCTGGGTTTGGCAAAGAAATTGATTTAGCAATAGCCAGCTTAGAAAACTTTAAAGCCACTGCTAGTACAGTGCCAGCCGCTATTGTTCCAGCGTTAAACGACATAGAACTTGGCTTCAAGTCATGGAGTGACAGCATTCCTGACATGACAACCAATATACAGAACCTTACCAAGCAGGGACTAGATGGTTTAACAGACTCTCTGACCGCTGGGATAACAGGTGCAGCTAACTTTGCCGATGCTATAAAGTCAATGGCCAAAAGCGTTGTTGACAGCTTAATTAAAATGCTAATCCAGAAATACATTGTTGATGCGGCATTTGGTTTTATTACTAGCTCTTTTGGTACTGGAGGCACAGGCTCAACTGGCTCTGGGATGACGGCTGGGGGTGGAATTGGTATGGGTCAAGACTATTCTGCTACCGCAGCTATTGGCGGCTCTGTGAATAGAGGCCAGCCAACATTGGTTGGAGAGCGAGGCCAAGAAGTTTTTGTTCCTAATCAAAATGGTGCGATAATTCCTAATAACAAGTTAGGCGGTGGCTCAGGTGTTGTAGTTAACCAAACCATAAACGTCACCACAGGCATCCAAAGCACTGTTAGAGCCGAGATAATTGGACTGATGCCACAGATAGCGCAAGCAGCTAAAGGCGCTGTAGCAGACGCTAGGGTGCGTGGTGGTAACTTCTCAAGAGCAATGGTCGGAGCATAATAGATGCCTTTATCTTTTCCCAATGTCGGCATACAGAATATGTCAATGCGCCTAAAGCGTGTTGTGGCTGTTGCTGAATCTCCGTTTACTTTAGATACTCAGGTCTATACGCATCAGGGCGCAAGGTGGGAGGCAGAGGTTGCTTTGCCGCCTTTAACCTATGCAGAGGCAAGATCAGTCGAAGCATTTATCATTGGACTCAAAGGGCGTGAAGGTACATTTACTTTCGGTAACCCACTGCATACAGATACAGCCAATGTGACTACAAGCGGCACCACTGCTATCAGGGCAGAGACCCTGACAACCTCTGGAGGCAGCACAGCGGTATCGGCAGGAACATACTTTCAGCTAGGCAGCTATCTATACTTGGTTACAGCAGACAAGTCATCAGGCGCTGGTACTTTAGAGTTTCAACCGCCATTACGCGAGGCAATAGCTACAGGTCAGGCGCTAGACTTCACACAGCCTAAGAGCCTTTGGCGCATGGCCTCCAATGAGGTTTCGTGGTCTACCAATGAGGCCAGCTTGCAGGGCTTTAGCTTTGCTATGGTTGAAGCATTATGAGTAGGGCTTTATCTAGTGCAATGCAGGCAGTATCAACTGCTGATGTCGTTCGCCCTATATTCCTTGTGCGTATGGTATTTGATTCAGGCGAAACGCCTAACGAATTAAACCTATGGTCAGGTGTTGGCGATCTTACCTATG